GGAGCCCGGCGAGTGCGGACCAGCAACGCTTACACGCTTGTCGTGACGAAGGCCGAGCAGATGAAGGCCAAGGCGAGCCACCTGAGAAGGGCAGTTTTCCGCGCCTCTTTTCTAAGTGTCAAAAAGGCAGAGAAGGTGAATCCTCTTTTCTCTTTTAGACCGCAATGGACCGCTCAGAGCCCTGAGAGAACCCCGCAGGAAATGCTTGAGGCAGTTCAGGCGTGGAGCCGAGAGGCTTTATCCACAACCTAAGTGTCAAAATGAAACCAGATCAGAAGAACTAATTTTCAAGGGAAGGAAACAGCAACTTGGTAGGCAGACGGAATCAACCGGGACAAGTGGCAAAGAAGACAACAAGACCGTCAAAGCTATCAGGAACACCCAACACAGCAGAGCTAGAAGCTGGTGTCGTGCATATGGTGCCGAACAACTCGAACAGCTTTGACCTAGACCCTGTTTTTCAGTTCAGAGGCACGACAGACGGATCATTCGCCACGCTGGACGAAGATCGGAATATGCCAAGGCTACGAGGCGTAGTGAGGGCATGGCTGGAAGATAACAGTGAGAACAAAAAGCCGTATCCGTTCAACGACCCAGTGAAACTAGCCCGGCTCCAGAATAAGAAGACCGGCATTAAACACTGCAAAGTCATTGACGGATTCCACAGAGCTGAAGCCCTACGCCGAGAAAATGTGACCACAATCGCCGTTAAGATTGAGGACATGAGCGGGAAGGAAGCAACACAACGCGCTGCCAAAGCCAACCAGATGCACGGCTTGCCAGCGAGCCCAAAAGAAAACGCAAACACAATCAAACGCCTAATTGAAGGTGGTGCTGTCTGGAAAAAGGACGGCTCATTAATGACGCTCAGGGAGATCGCTAACGACCTCATGGGCGGGACGCTCACAGAGCAGACGATGCGAAACACGGTAAAACGTGTGGCACCTGATTTTTACAGACGACACTACGGCAGAGACGCACAACCGATCCAAGCGGGCGAGGGCAAGCGTGCGAAGCGCGAAGAATATGACAACGAGGCAAGAGCGATCTTTGACGCGCTGAGGCTTTTGGTGGACCGCATGAGCAGAGACAGCGACCGATGGCATCGAGAAGAAAGCGCGGCCACGATTGGCAAGCTTCTGGATGAGACAAGAGAAAAACTAGCTGAAATCCAATTCGGTGAGGATGAGTTCTCTAGACCGCTGGACCTGAACACAGATCAGGACGAGGACACAGAACAACCGTTCTAATGCTGGCCCAAGATGAACATGTTTTTAGAAGCCTGAGAAACCTAAAAGACCCAGGGAAAACTGCCAATATTGACCACATATAGATATGGCAACTCTATAAAATTACACTCAGGGAAGCACTTAGATACAGGATAAATGGCAGTTTTCCCGGGTTTTTTGATGAAAAAAACACGTAATTTTCAGGTCAAAAACAGGAATCTGTTATGGAGGGGTGAAATGCCAGGGCGAATTAAAGCCGAGCTGGTCAAATACCACCCCCTGAGAGCCTCACAGAACCGCGTAGGAGCCTGTCACAGTCCTCTAGGTCAGTCGGATATAGGGAGGCTCAGGAAGGCTCTGAGCGGGCTTAAATGCCCTCTAGCGGCCCTGTAGGAATGTTTGCGGCCCGATGCGTCGAACAACAATGGAGCGCGACGGCTTTAGGTCGATTTTTAGGAATTGTCTGGCCGAGGTCGCCACGGCTCACGGTGGCCCGTTTTGAGTCCCAAAAGGGACCGGGAAGGAAACCTGAGTGTCGTGGATGCAGGAAATGGGTTTGACAGCATGAAGCAGCCTAACGTACACAATCCCTACAACGTCCGTTGACGGGTTTGGAACGAAGGCAAAGACGATCATGACCAAGGCGATTGCATACATCCGCGTTAGCACTGAGCAGCAAGGCAAGTCTGGCCTCGGCTTGGAAGCACAGCGACAGGCGATCATGCGCTTTGCAGAGGTCGAGGGCTTTGACGTGGTGGAATGGGCCGAGGAAGTCGAAACAGGCAAAGGCACGGATGCGCTGGCAAAGCGGCCCGTGTTGGCTCAGGCGTTGAGCAAAGCCCGTGATGCAGATTGTCCGGTGATTGTCGCCAAGCTGGATCGCCTTAGCCGTGACGTGGCCTTTATCGCCGGGCTTATGAGTGAGCGCGTCCCGTTTATCGTCGCTGAACTCGGCAAGTCCGTCGATCCGTTCCTGATGCACATTTATGCCGCTGTGGCCGAGCAGGAACGCCGCACAATCTCAGAGCGGACCAAGCAAGCCCTACAGGCTGCAAAGAATCGCGGACGGAAGCTAGGTGGCTACCGTGGCGGTCCGGTTCCAGACCAGCGCAAGGCCGCTCAGGCCGCTTCTGACAAGGCGAGAGAGTACGTGGAGAAGATGAGGCCCATCATCGAAGGATTGAAGGCACAGGGTTTGAGCATCCGGCAGATTGCAGCGGAATTAGAGCGCCAAGGCGTGAAGACCAGCCGAGGAAAGACGCAATGGGGCGCAACCACAGTGGCTAGGATTTTGAAAGAAGACTGAGCAAGCGGTTTACAAGCGAGGCAAGTGAGACCAAGCTAGGGGCTAGATACGAGTGAGGCCCCAGTGCGCAAACACCGGAGCCTCGTTTTGGATCGCTTGAGATAAGCAAGCGGTCGCTGCCAACGGGACAACGCAAACTGTCCGATTGGCCCTTGAGGTAGGATAGAGAGACCGGATACCGGTTTCAACACCTTCCGAATGGAAAAGGCGGTCCGCTTCCGAAGAAATGGAAGTTTTGAGACGTTGAACGCCTACACCACGACCCACACAGACAGAGCACAGACGAAGCGGGCTTTCCGCGATCAGGTTCTGGAACACAGAGCCCGGCGAGAGATCACTTGCGCCCAGAAGGACGTGCTCATGAGACTGGCCACGTTCCTCGGCAGGGACGGCTTGTGGCCGAGCCATGAGACCATTGCGAAAGCCGCTGACGTGTCCGTGCGGACCGTTATCCGAGCCCTAGAACGTGCCTATGCACTCGGCATCCTGACCAGCACAAAGCGGACCGTGATGCGGGGAGCCCGGCGAGTGCGGACCAGCAACGCCTACACGCTAGTCGTGACGAAGGCCGAGCAGTTGAAGGCCAAGGCGGGCCACTTGAAAAGGGCAGTTTTCCGCGCCGTTCTTCCAAGTGACAAAAAGGCAGAGAAGGTGAAACACCTTTCTTTTCTTAGACCGCAATGGGCCGCTCAGAGCCCTGAGAGAACCCATCAAGAGATGCTTGAGGCGGTTCAGGCATGGGCCAGAGAAGCCAAACCACGGACCTAACTGACAAAAACAGAGAACAAGCAAAGGAGAATGAGTTTCGACGTGACACAGCCAACCACAGGACAAGCCTCACAGAAGGCAAAGAAGAAGACGACGAAACACAGACAAAGCCCGATCACACGGACGCCGAGGACGGAAAAACTGAAGGCCGGTGAGGTGGTCATAGTGCCACTGACAGAGGCGAGTTTTGTGGAGCATCCCGCAATGCAGTTTCGGAAGCGCGTCAAAGGATCGGCATCAAAACTAATCCCGGCGAACCTAGCCAAGCTGATAAACGTGGCCATGGCGAAAGAGGGGAAGTTTGACGACCCGATCAGGCTGGCGAGGATCACCAACCGGAAACAAGGTTTCAAGGGATGCGTGGTCATTGACGGCTTCCACAGGATCGAAGCCTTGCGCCGGGCAGGTTTCAAAACCGCCGAGGTGGTGATTGAGGACATGACCAGAGACGAAGCCGAGCGAGAGGCGCTCTGTGCTAACGCAGGTCATGGGGCAAGCGAGGAAGACAAAGCCTTTTTGATACGGGAAGCCGTAAGCAGAGGCCATTTATTCGACAAAGACGGCAAGAAACTGACGATCAAAGAAGCCTGTGCCGCGATCACTAAAAACAGCATCCACCACAGACAATTCAGGCGATACATCCAGAAGATTCTAGGCGATGAGGAATACGCCGGAATGTATGGGCAGGATGATGAAGACGAAGGCGAGGCTAAGACCCGCCGCGCAAAGACGGTGGACTATGTGGCTCAGGCGCGTGGTCTTTTAGATGAACTGTGGATGCTCACTGAGCGCGTGGCTTGCGAAGGCGATGAGCTGCACAAGGAGCAATGCGCGACTGAGATTGCTCGACGCATGATCGAGATGCAGCAGAAGCTAGACGGAATATGGGATGAGTTCGCTAGACCACCAGAACCGGGTGATTATGAGGACGGACAACCATTCTAATACATAGAATTAGTTGTGGACCCACAAGTAATGTGGTGCCACGAAATACACATCACACAGAAAAGCGTTAGAAGAAATCTAGTAAAGAAGCCGTTTCGTATCTTGCGGTCGGCTTTTTGTTGTGGTTTTTAGCTGACCGAGCCCACAGAGGCACGAGAAACCCGACAGGACAAACCATGAATATCGCAAGCGATAGCCTCACTACTGCGCAAAGACTGCGCCAAGTGACTACACCAGCCAGAGACGCAAAAGAGATGCTGTGGGCGATGGAACTGAGCCACACCCTCAAATCCATCAATCTGAGCAAGCCGCACTTCGACCCCGCGTTGAACCTGTGGGGGCTGGAAACATTGCTCTATGTCCACCAAGAGCCCGGACAGGATGCGGAGCATTATGCTCGCATTGCAGAACGGCCCGTGAAGGCGATTGAAGGCCAGTTGCGGCAGATCGCCGGAATGAAGCGCGGAATGCCCGTTGTGTTTCCTTATGCCGAATATCGCAAAGGCGAGGGATTGAACCCCGGCGGTTGGTTCCTGACTGAAATGGGCAGCGAACTCATCCGAAACATTGCCGACACTTGCGTAGGCTGACCGGCTAAAACCGCTCTATCTTTTTGGTGCTCAGATCACGAAAAACCGTTGAAAATCTAGGGATTTTTGAACTTTGTCCGAACCCTTGGTGTGACATATGACACACATTAGGAGGTAAAGGCACTGAGAGAAAACCGCAGTTTTCAGCGGGTTTCAGCCCGAAAAGATAGGATCAGGCCAAAGCTAGATAGACCCAAAAAACCGCAGAAAACAGCCAAAAAAACAGGAATCTGATACGAGGGGGTAAAATGCCAGGGCGAATTAAAGCCGAGCAGGTCAAAGACCACCCCCTGAGAGCCTCACAGAACCGCGTAGGAGCCTGTCACAGCCCTCTAGGTTGGATCGGGTATAGCGAGACTCAGGAAGGCTCTGAGCGGGCTTAAATGCCCTCTAGCGGCCCTGTAGGAATGTTTGCGGCCCGATGCGTCGAACAACAATGGAGCGCGACGGCTTTAGGTCGATTTTTAGGAATTGTCTGGCCGAGGTCGCCACGGCTCACGGTGGCCCGTTTTGAGTCCCAAAAGGGACCGGGAAGGAAACCTGAGTGTCGTGGATGCAGGAAATGGGTTTGACAGCATGAAGCAGCCTAACGTACACAATCCCCACAACGTCCGTTGACGGGTTTGGAACACAGGCACAGACGATCATGACCAAGGCGATTGCATACATCCGCGTTAGCACTGAGCAGCAGGGCAAGTCCGGCCTTGGCTTGGAAGCACAGCGACAAGCGATCATGCGCTTTGCAGAGGTCGAAGGCTTTGACGTGGTGGAATGGGCCGAGGAAGTCGAAACAGGCAAAGGCGCGGATGCGCTGGCAAAGCGGCCCGTGTTGGCTCAGGCGTTGAGCAAAGCCCGTGACGCAGATTGTCCGGTGATTGTCGCCAAGCTGGATCGCCTTAGCCGTGACGTGGCCTTTATCGCCGGGCTCATGAGTGAGCGCGTCCCGTTTATCGTCGCGGAGCTGGGCAAGTCCGTTGATCCGTTCCTGATGCACATTTACGCCGCCGTGGCCGAGCAGGAACGTCGCACAATCTCAGAGCGGACCAAGCAAGCCCTACAGGCCGCAAAGGCACGCGGACGGAAGCTAGGGGGCTATCGTGGCGGTCCGGTTCCAGACCAGCGCAAGGCCGCTCAGGCCGCTTCTGACAAGGCGAGAGAGCACGTCGAGAAGGTGCGGCCTATCATTGAAGGATTGAAGGCCCAGGGCATGAGCATCCGCCAGATCGCGGCTGAACTAGAGCGGCAAGGCGTGAAGACCAGTCGGGGCAAGACACAGTGGGGCGTTACGACAGTAGTTAGGATCATAAAAGCGTAA